TAGAGGTGCCTTGGTTGCAATCCTGGCGAACATCTCTACCGCTCTCTTTCTCGTGGTGCTACCACAATAACCAATACCACACCAATACCAAATATGACATACGCCAGCGCTGCAATAAACAGAATAGCGGTTATCATCTGCTGAGCTCCTGTACACAAAACGCAATAGCCGTAATGCGCTCATATCCCGAAATGCCGAGTATGTTGCCCTGATCATCTTTCTCGAGCATTACCCATTTGGTGCGCGCGTTATGCAGCTTTGTGCAATCAAACACGGTAAACAGCTGCCTGATATCCTGATCGAAAAATATCAAACTATGTACCTTGTTTTCTTGCGTTGTCAGGGTAGCCGTTACGCCTGGGCTCGGAAAATCTTTGCGAATGCCGAATACAATCGAAATGCACTGTACAGGTATTTGAATCATCGCAATACCGCTGCTGTCATAAGAGGCGACAAATCAAGCCCTGGCACTACTTGCGCCTCTCGGCTCGAGCGCTCGGCACGGTACACATTCTCGACAGCCAGCGCGTATACCGTTTTTTCGGTTTGCCGTGTGCGCATTGCATCGATGATGCGCGCATTCAGCGGCTGCCCTGACAGGGTGCGTTTTGCAAGCTCTTTGTGTGCCTCGAGCAAATGCTGATCGTAGCTGTTGAGTGTCTCGATAACATCATCTAACTCGTTAGGCAATGCAGGGCAATACCCATCACACTCGCCGATTGCAGCCCCGCAAGCTGGGCAGTCTGTGTTGTGTTGTGCGTTGTTCATTGGTGTTACTTTCTTTGTAGTGCCTGCCCAGCTCGATACTGGGCAGGCGTTGCGCTATTAATTATTGCTGGTTTGGATTCTGCCGAGCCCATTGCCAATCTTGGATAATTTCGGTTACTGCCTCGTGGTGCTCAGCAATGGTAACGTCAAAACCCAAGATTTTCAATGCTGATCGCATATCCCAAATCAAGATATTTACATCACCCGTTACAACGTTGTACAGACCGCCGTGGATTGCATCAAGAATGATGTTGATCTTCTCTCGCTGCTGGGTTGCTGTCAGTGTGTGTGCCATGTGCGCGCCTCTTTCGTTTCAGATTGCTTGTTGTCATTGCTGACTAACTGCATAATATATCATGCTGTACAATTTGTCAATACATATATTGAAACTGATAAACAGGTACACAAAACCCGCTAGTACGCTTAGCGGGTTGTGTGCTGGTTGGTGGAGATTGGTTTTTGCTTTTGGATTGCCTGAGTATTATAGCACTGGTTTCTGTGGGTACGGTGCCGCTGTCCATGCTACCGAATCCACACTAGCAGGGTAATCGCGCAATGCTTGCCGATACTCTTTATACGCTTCTTTTTGTGCTGGTGTTAGTGGTGCGTCTTCTAATTGTGTCCAGTCACACTCGATGAGCCGAGCTGTCCGACACAATCGCAGCTCATTCATTGCCTCGGCTGGTGTTGGGTTATCTTCTACCGTTGCCTCGGCTGGTAACGGCTCCTGATATTGGGTGCCGAAATCGTCCCAATATTCAACACGTAAAATATCTGCCTGTATTCGTATTCGATATATTTTCATTATTCAACGCTCCCTGTGAGTTGTACCACATGCAAAAAAGGGCTTTCAGATATACCGTTTTCAGCTACAACGTTGATTGTAGTGTTGACATTCGGCAACAAATTAATTTGTACCAGATCGCCAGTTGTGAAATAACGCGTAATGGTTACTGCCTGCCGTACCGATGATTGCCCCATTGATGCCAGAAATGCAACGTTTACCGTATTTACAAATAACCGCGCTTGCACGGTATGCGTTACTGTTGAACTATACAGCATGGTAAATTGGTAATACCCCGAGCTTGGTATAGTAATTTCGGTACCTGCCCAGCTGATAGCGTAGCCGCGCGTTTCTACCTGCCAGGTTATCGTAGTGCCTGCCGTGGTAATTGCGAGCGTGCTCGAGCGCGTCAACGTCAACCCAGCCGCTGGGTATTCTACCGCTGCAATGTTGTTTATATCGTTTTGGGCTATGTTGATGAGATCGTACAAGTTAGCTGCTGAGTTTGACATTGATTATTTCATCTCCTGTGCTTTTCCACTCAATGCCTACCGCTGCTACATACTGATTAATTTTTGTGCCGCCGAATGCTACCGCAATGCGATCACCGAAAAAATAATCTCGCCCGTATCGCATTTCGCTGGTTTGCAATACTTCTACTTGATATTGTACGCGTTTGCGCTGTTGCACAGCTAGGGTTTTTGCACCGAATTGATTCAAATACGCAACTGTGCTGTTTTGTTGGTTTTTTGCATCTTGGAATACTTCTTTTAAATTAAGCCCTGTTGGTAATGTGGCAGGTCTGGTTGCAAATACTTTTGCTTCCTCGGTACCGCTGCCTCCTACAATAACCGTATTGAAATCGTTGAGGTAATCGCTAATCTGGGTAATTGTTGCAACAGTGCCTGTGCTTACTGACAGCACTATTGTTGCTGTACGATCTGTACCAATCTGCCCTACATACGTAGTAAATACCCAGGTTGCAGGCGCTGTGTATGTAAGGGTAAACGCTAGCCCTGAGCTATAGGCAACCTCTTGCATTGTTTTTAATAACGGCTGCATACTGCATTTCAGGGTAAGGGCTGTACCCGTGCCTGCCGTCGCTGCAGTGCTCATGCCTGTTATACGCCCGTCAAGCAGGCGCCCGTTTGCAACAGTTGCCTGGCTACCAACATTGTAATTAAACAGCCGTTTTAGAATTGTTTCGCCTGGCTGGGCTGTAAATTTCGATAGGTTTGTTTTGTTTGCTTTGTACGCAATTGTACGGTAGCCGAGAATACCCAGCATACCAATTGCCTGCAATGTAAACGAGGTTACTATTGAGCGTGTTACCACACGCCGCCGTATAATGCCTGCAAACTCGAGGCTATTTGGTATGCCTAACTCTACATCTTGCCTGTATATTTCAATAATTGCATTGTCTACCATGTATTGCGCGCTTGGGGATCGATTGCGTATGGTAAATTGCAGCATATCAATTGCATTGAGCTGCTTACTGATAGCCAGGTTATCAAAATCGGTTACAACAGCTTGCAAGGCTCCTGCGCTGTCGTATACCTGCATTGTGTAATATGGTGCCATTGGTTACACTCGAGCTACAAGAAACGTGCTATCTGTTACTGATCGCCCTGCATTGCTTGCCCAAGCTTGAATCCAAAATACTTTTGGTGTACCTGGTGTGACGCTAATGTATGCCGTTGCTTCAGCCTGGTATACCGAAATGCCGTTGTTTGGTAATTGCGCTGCTGACAGCGTCATAAATTGCATATCAAGGTTTTGCACCTGTATATTACGGTTGCCTGTAGTGTTGGTGTCGAAATGCAGTTTTAGAGAAAAACAATACAGCCCGCTGGTGCGTATTGAGATTTCACCGGCGCCCGCGTTTACCCCAATTGATGCATCCGAGCTGGCAGCAGATGTTGCATACCCAGTAAGATCGTAATACGTGCTTGCACTGGTTAACGATGCCGTACCGCCTGTCATAACAGCGTATTGTGTATTTGGCATCTGTCGCCCAATTGCAAGCGGGTACAAGCTGGTAACGCTGCTAATAATGCCTGTAGCGCCTACAATAACCGTTGCAATGCTGATATAGTTTGCAGCCCCGATAATCCCAAGCTGGGTGCCTGTAGCAAGTGCCATACGTACGGTATTGACCAATACCGTAGTCGTGTCTGCTGTGCTTCGTGCTACCGTGTACGAGCTGCCCGAGCCGTTTGCAATTAATGCCAGCGTATAGGTACCGTTTAGCGTGCTGGTTGGGATTGTGCTAGCGCTGGTGCTCTCGTAAAAATACCCATTAATCAGGGCTGCACCGTCTGCAATGGTTAGCGTAGTGCTCGCACCCGATACTGCAAGATTCGAGCCTACAAATAAAATGCCGTTGCCGAGGGTTTTTTGTTCCATTGCAATCATACGGTCACTGGCATACGTGGTTGCCCCGTCGTTTGATGTTGATGTATTCCAACCTAACGAGCGTTCATTACTTGCCATGGTGTTACCTCTTATATACCTATAAATCGATCGTAATAACTCAAATATACACTGCTTGCAGTAGTGGTGCTTGTACCCGATACAACCAGGGTATTAATACCGTTTGCAACGTCAGGCGCTGGGAAAATGGCAAACTGTGCAAGCTCGCTGCTACTGTCTACCAATCCAATTTTATTTACGCCTGCCTGATCGGTAACCGTTTTAAATCCGTATCGCAGATCAAACCGCAATGAGGTGCCAGCCGCAATAACGGTGCCAGCGTTTAGCGTAATGTTTTGCCCGCTCGAGCTGTTGGTAATGGAAAAATTTGTAATCGGTCCCGTTGCCGTAATGATTGGATAACTCAACCAGCTGCCAGCGTAGGCAATATCAAACGTGCCGCCGAATGAGGTTATACCGTATGTGGTTGGGTATACTTTTGGGTATGCTGTTTGTGTACCTGCAATAGTCACAATAGGCAGCGTATATTGCTCGGGATTGTACCAGGTAGGATCACTGCAGCGTAATCGTACTACAGCACGTATTGAATACCCCGAGCTAGTTTCTATATTAAAATCGAGCCCGCCTAATACCCGTGTGGTGATGTATCGCTGGCGCCCGTCTGGGTATTCAACAATTAGCGTGCCGTCAGTGTTTGACGGCTTGAATATTTGCAGCAGGTAATTGCGCTGGTCATATTGTTCCTGTAGCGTTTCGCATTCAACCAACAGCGGTATTTGTATAATTCGCGGATCGAGCCGAAAATCAAGCGTTGTATCACCATGCTGTACAGGCGATCGGCTTGTTATCATGTGTAACGGTGCCATACCGAAATTTTCATCGCCGAGGTAATGCACAGGAAATGCAGGGCTGAGTGTTGATAGATTATACGTATTGCCGCCGATTTGGTATGTGACTTGGTATGCCATTTACAACGCTCCCGACATAAGCTGCATTGCTCGTAAATCCTGCATAATGTTGCCTTCGTTTTGTACTGTAGCATACGAGGCATTTAGGTTGTAATTGTACGTGGTAACCGCTGCAGCATTGCCTACTGCCATGCTCGAGGCGTCTGCTACCAGCCCCGAGCTGTTAATAATGCCTTGTGCCATGCCCTGGCTGATAGGCGCGCCTACCATATCTGCAAATAGTTTACTTGGGGATTCAATTAAACCCCAATCGCGCGCCTTCTGCAATGCAGCCCCAAGCACGCGCTCAATAGCTTCTTTAATAAACGATACGCCTAAATCAATACCGTCTGCAATACCCTTTACTAAATCGGTGCCAAGCGTTTTAGCTTCTGCAATCTTGGTTTTAATTGCATTGGTAATATAGTCTACGCCTTTTTGTACTGCAATTTTGATGTTATCCCATACAGTAGTAAATGTTTCGCCTAATTTGTTTAAAGCGCCTGTAGTGTCACCATTGAGAAATAATACAACGCTCTCGAGTATGCCTTTAATGACAGGAAATACAGCATTAATAACAGTAGCCAAACCGTTTATAACCATTGTTGCTACAGGCAGCAGGTATGTTTTAAACGCGTCTACGAGCATCATGATTCGCATATACACAACCTGTACAACAATCTGCCCGAGCAACCCAAATACTTGTATGATTGCATCGACAGCAGACAAAACCGCTGGGCTTGCAAGGGTGTTGGTTATTGCTTCTGAAATTGGTAGCACCGCATCTATGATGAGCGCTACTTTTTCCCCAATCATTGCAGCCAGTGGTGCGAATGCCGTACCGAAACTGCCTATAATGCTCGAGGCAACGGTAAACACATTGCTGAATATGGTTTGCAGTGTTGGTAGGTTATTTATTACCGCGCCTATGATGCTCTGTAAACCTGTCATAAGCCCGCCTAAAGCAATTTGCAACCCTGCAACGGCTTCGCTATTCATGAGGATTTCAAAAAACGTCGCTACTGCAGTTTTGATGCTTTCAAAATTGGTAATCAGCATCTGCAACCCAGTTTGTAGCTGGGTAACCCATACGCCTACCTGGTCTGTTTGAAATCCAGAAATGAAACCAGCAAGCACGGTAGCCGCTTGCTCAATGTATGGCATAAACTTGGTAGCGAACATATCCATTAGTTTTGATAGCACAGGCAGTAATGCATCCCCTACTTTTTGCTTTACGTCTTCGAATTGCGCTGCTAACCGTGCTTGTCTACCCGTAAACGTATCGGCTGCAGCCGCTGCCGAGCCGCCAAACTCTTTATTGAGCTCTGCAATGATTACCTGTTGCGCGCCTGCAACATCGCCTGTTTCTACCAGGCTCGCTATCATTGCTTTTTGCTCTTCGCTGAATGTAACGCCTACTCGAGATAATGCGCTAATGCCTGCAACAGGATCGTTTAGCGCCTTGCCTACTTGTATCGAGGTGCTCTGTAGGTCTTGCCCGAGCGCCTGGCTAACGTCAAGGATTGCGTTGGTTGCATCACCAAAATTAGTACCCTTGATTTGGGTAAACGTTGCCAGTACGTTTGTTGCACCCAAAATAGCGTCATCGCTAAAAATGCTGTTACCGCTGGCAGCGCTCATGTTGCTTGCCATATCAGCCATTTGTGCAGCGGTTAACCCTGCCGCGCCGCCTGTCGATTTTACTACCGCCTCGGTTTGTGCAAGCGCATTTTGCCAGCTCGTCGATTCTTCTATTGCACTGGTAAAAAAACTGCCGAGCTGCGCAACGCCTGCGCTGGCAAGGTTGGTAATTGCACCTCCAATAGCGTTAAATGCACCTTGCGCAATGCCATTAAATGCGCTCATTTTGGTGCTAACAGTTTCGGCTTGGTTGCCGAGCGCACCCATGTTTTTATCAATGGTGTTGGTAACGTTGCTTACGTCGTCTTCCCCAACAAACCTGATAATTACGTTTTCCTGTGTCATAGGTGCGCCTTCTTGTTTAACCGTCGCTCAATGCTAATCATCATGAGATGCCGAGAAATGGTTTCATAGTCTGGCAGCTGATCGGGTGTACAGTGGTACAAATCTCTACAGGCGAGCAATTCCAAATACTCTAATGGCATTGGTTGTGCTGTCCATAGATGCGCAATCAGCTGCCTTTCGAGTTTGGGTCTTGGTATTGCAATCGTTGCAGAATCTTGTCAACAATTGCGCTGAAATGCTCAAACGGTAAATCACTGGCTGGGCTACCGTCTTCAGTCGTTACGCATTTCTCGATAATTGGTAACATCTCGACAATGTCGCCTGTCCGAGCCGCGCGCGTCAACATTGCAACATCTTTGATAGATAGTTTGTTTCGGTTGATGGTATACATATATTCCTCTGTATCAAGGGCAGTGCCTGTGCGCATTGCCTGTTAAACGGTACGGGTTACGGTTGTGCATTTCATGGTAAACGAGCAAACAATAATGTCGCTGGTTGCAGCATCACCATTGGGCAGCTGCAGTTTGTAAATCCGTGCTGCATTTGTGGTAAATGTATCGTTGCCTGCCGTGCTGCCGCCTGGCTGCCATTTAAGCGAAATCAATGTTTTGTTTACAAATGCATCGTATACCAAATGGTATGCTTCTGAGGCTGCTTCGGTGTAAATAACATTCACAACCAAATCAAACGGCTTCTGCTTACCAAAAACAACAATGCCAGTATCCGAGTCAGGCGTATACGCTTCGCCCGTAAACCGCTCGAGCTCTGGCATCTCAATTGATTGCGAGCTCCCCGCAATGTCTGAATATGCACCCGTGCCGCCTGTTTGCATCGTCAGGGTAAACACGCTGCCGTTCATTGCTCCTGTGGTTTGTGCCATGGTCGTACCTCTCTATTGCACAATGTCTGTAAATGTCAGTGTGCTAATTACCGCGTGGTATGTGCGCTCGCTGCTTGCAGGAAATTGCATTACTTGCGTACGCTGTTGTACAAGATCGAGCGCATATACTGAATTGCCCAGCTGGCGCGTGCATTCTATATAGCTATTCATATACTCGAGGTATACGGTAGCAATATCGGATAACCCGAGCCCCTCCCCGACAAACCGTAACAAACAAATATCCTCTACTGTCCATTCAGTAACCATCACGCGCCCAGCTCCTGGGGTTACGCGCTTGGTACGCTGGCTGGTTGCGTTGAGAGGGCTAATAACTCGGCAGGGTAAATCAGCATTTTCTACCGTGTTCAGTAGGCTTGTACCTGATCGTACCGTTACCGTTGCCCCAAACGCTTGCACTGGCATTGCTGCTATTGCACTGATAATGCTGCTTACGTGTGTTGCCATTATGATTGTCGCCTATATGGCTCGAGCATACGCGTAACGTCTGTAGGGATTGCAGGCGCTGCAATACTTACCCCGTCTGCGCTCATAATGCTTCGATCGGTTTCGGCTGTGTTGTCTTTTGCTCGATACATGTACCCAGCCAGGCGACGGGTTGCCGCTCTAATTGGTGTAGGGCATGTGATGCTGTATGCAAATCGCCCTGTAACTGAAATAGCCGTATCTGGTGTACCGATGTATGTCCAAACGTACGATGTATTCATCTTAATTTTGATTGCGTAGCTCGGTACGAAATTGGTAGGCAGCAATACGTACGCCTCGGCTGGTATTGTCTGTCCGTTGCCATTTACTACCGTGGTGATCTGGCACAAATCAAAATCAAGCAACAGGGTATTTTGAAACGCATCAACCCGCCCGCCGTACCTGATATCGAGCGCGTTGTAGTACCTGGTCGTATCTGCCGCAGCCTCAAACGTTCGATTGCAATAATCGTCTACTGCCGCCTGGGCTTCAGCTACGATATCTGACAATAACGAATCATCGGTACCCGATTGTATGCCCAGGTACGTTTTTAATTGTGCTACGGTTAAATACGCCATTTATGCGCCTCGCTTCGGCTTGGGTTTCGCTGTCGGTGCTGCCGCTGTTGGTGCTGGCGCTTCTGGCTCTACTTGCTCGGCACGCCCTGTATTCAGCAGGTGTTGTGCCTCGCTCGCTGGCAGCTCGATTACCGAGCCGCCAGCGTAGCTACGCATTGAGCCATTAACCATGCAGCTTAGGGCATTTTTTAGCCTGATCTGCATTGTCTAGCCCTTACGGATTCACGCCGTATACAAATGCCTCTGCCTGGGTAACGTCGCCGCCCCAACGTGCCGTAACGAAAATTGCCGTTTGGTAATTCGCCTGGTACAGGTACGGATTGCGCGAAATCTCAAGCCCGAGGTTTTCGACAAACGCGTAATAATTCCAGTTACCGAAAATAATAGGCTTGTTGCCAGTGCCGAGCAATGCAATCTTGTCAGTAATTGCAATCGGCTTGCCGTACAGGTTGTCAAGCGTGCCCTGTGGTGTTGGTTGGAAGCTGAAAAAATTGCCTTGCAGCGCGCGAATTGCGCCCAGCGTTGCATTCTGCATTACCCAACCCGTGCTGTTGCCGTCGTCAGCGTACCAGCTGGGCAGCTTGTGTACGATGTTGATAATATCTGCCTGGTCAACACCCGAAACGCTTGCAAGGGTTTCAAATACGGTAGCACGTGCAAGCACGCCGTATGGCTGGCTCGAGCCCGTACCGTTGATCATGAAATCATTGAGGTGCCGAGCGTACGCGCGCCCGATTTCGCGAGTGAGAAACCCTTCCAAATCCATAGCGTTATCACGCATAAGCTGGTTAGAAATCTTCATAGCGAGCGAGGCTGTGTACACAGTGATTGCCGATTGTGCAAACGTAGGCTCATCGAAATTTGCCGAGCCTGATTCTGCAACAAATGCAAAATCAGATTTTTCGTTCTGGTTTGCAATGTCGAAAATTTGGCGATCAGTGGTATACCGCTGAATGCCGAGTTTTGCACCAATCCAGCTCTGATCACGCTTGTCAATAATCTGATTGTAGAAATCACGCGGTACCAAAAAGCCGCCGTTTGCACCCGTGCCTTCTACCAAGGTTGCCTTCGCTGCTACCTCGTCACCCGATTTAATGTAGTGTACGATTGCTTCGCTAGATTCGTTGCTAAACCCTCGGGTAGTCAGCTTCTTCGTTGCTGGTGCTTGCCGCGTGCTGTCCACAACCCCGCCTGCTACTGGCTCGCCTGCAGTGTCTGCGAGAATCTCGAGTACTGCAGCCTTCATTTCATCTTTGTTCATGGTGTTTGTACCCTTTTGTGTTGGTTGTTCTGTATATGCATAAGCATACGTATCTGCAGCGGCTGTAACGCCCTTTGCTGTAGCTTTTACGTCGCTGGTTGCCGTGGTACGTGGCTCGGCAGGCGTGGGTGTTAGGCTAATCTCGCCTATTACCCAGCGCTTAAGCTCGCCAGATTCTCGAACTACTAAATGCGATAACGCGCCCGTTGACAGCCCGAGCGCCCCGCGCTTTACGAGCTGCATTACCTGTTTCGCGTATTTGTCGCGCCTGTCTAACTCGATTTCAACGTCAATGCCGTCGTCATCGGGTGCCCAGGCTTTTACTACCCCAATCTGCCGCCGCAAATCCCCAAGGCTGTGATCGTAGTACACAGGCATACCAATAAACGAGCGCGTTTCGCCCAAATCGGTAGCAGGTGTAAATGTATCGCCTTGCAGGTCGCGCCCTCCCCAAACAATGCCCTTGCCCTTCAGCGTATACTCACCAATTGCCTTTACGCTCATTGCTTACCTCGCAATACGTATAACAGCTGGCTTGCAAGCTCTTTTACGTGCTTGGGTTGTTCCATCGGGATTGCTGCAGTTTCTGCCATTTCCTCGAGCATTTCGCCTGGCTCTTCCATTTCGGCAGACTCGGCAGCTTCTGGCATTTCTTGCGTAGGTGTTTGGATTGCTCGCAACATCCAGCGCAATTTTTGATGATAGCCTAGCCGATCCTGTAGGAAATTCTGTACTGCAAATTCTCCTGCAATGCCAGCAAAATAAATGCCGCCTTGCAACAGGTCAAGCATTCGCATATTTTCCAGCGTAATGCTTGCGAGCATCTCGGGTAGGCTGGCTTCCTCTGTCATTGTGTCTACAGGCTGGGTAGCGAGTAGCGCATAAATGGTTGCAGGCGTTTTGAATCCTAGCGCGCGAATGTATTCCGCTGTTGGATCGATGCCCGCCTCGAGCGCCTCGTATAGCTCCCCAAAAAATGCATGATACTGAGGAAAATTTTCGCCCTCTAGATTCCAATGAGCTGCCGAGGATTTGTACCACATGCATACCGTTGCCCCGAGGATTTCGCGCAACTGCCCTGGCAGGTCTGCAGCCTTGACAGATCGCACCGCGTCGCTCTCTGCCTGCCTGCTGTTTACTTGCTCATCGTCTGTCATATCATCGCCTAACTCGATAAACATATTTTTCATGTTTTCGGTGTAGGCTGCCGTTGCGTTTGCATGCTCTAGCACTGCCTTGCGCGCTGCCTTGATTAATGCGACGTCTGCCGCGCTGTGTCTGCTTCCTGCCATGTTGTCACCTCATCCCTAATTAGTGTGATAATACCAAACCTATGATTTAAACGCGTTTTGTATAGCGTCTGCAATAATGCGCTGAATAACGCCTGATGCTTGCATATCGGCTGCAACGTCGCTGCCCTTTTTCCAGCGCCCGCGGTGTATCTGGCTCTGCTGATCTCCTACAACATACTGCGAGTATGTCGCGGTGCTGATAATCGATACATCGCCTATTTGTTCCTTCATAATGACGTAAGAGTTGTTTAGGCGTTGCGTTGATTGCCAGGGCAACCCGTTGCCGCGCCCGCGTAGGTATTTTTTCATCTTACCCATTGCAAACATACGTTTTACAAATCGCTCTTGTTTCGCGCTCACCCATTGCATCGAGCCAGCCGCTGGCTCGGGTGGTTTCTCTTTGTTGAGCTTGGTTTTGGCAATGTCTGCAATAACCGCAATCGCTGCCGCCTGGGCTGCTTTTGCTTTTGCCGTTAAATGCAGGGCTGCATTTTCTATGATAATTTTGGTCATACGTCTAACGTACCTTCTGGGTATACGTCTGGCACGTATTCCAATACTTGTATATTTAGTGCTTCTTGCGAGTCTATCAAATGCAAATACGGGTTGTCACCTATGCGAGCCATAACAGATA